AATCAGGGCATGAAACTCAGCAGCCAAGCCAATAAGCAAGGGTGCGACCCCTTCGGCGCAGCGCAATTTGATTGCCGTGCCCGGTACTAGATAGGACTTAATCCCTAACTCAGCCTCATCCTTGGAAGCGGGCCAACCGTTTGCGCTAGTCTCCATGGCTTAAAATTATCTTAGTCAAGTGTTCCACTATGAAAGCAACAGTTTCGCTTCATCGGCAGTTATGCCTAGTTTGCTTAGTAGTGCGGCTTTGTCGGTCGCTTTTGCAATTTTTTCCTGTTCGGCTTGTTGCTGCAATTCAAGCACTTTGGCATCAATTTCAGACATTGTTGGTGCATTTACACCTTTCGTAAATACTGTCAAAGAATCGTCTATCAAGTGCCATTCAGTATTGGGAATTAGTTTATGAATTGCCTCTGTTCTAGTGATTGACATTATGCACCTATTTCGATGAGTGTGATTGATGATAAACCTGAGTTTGGCGCGACATAAGCAGTGCTGGACGCAAATTCTGTCTTAAATTGCACCTTGTATGTTGTTGCGCTTGTTGTGCTAGGTGAATCTAAATAAATAATGCTCGAATCTTGTTTAGGCACAATGCGATTTTCTGTCGCGCTTGTATCTACTTCCAATGCCATTTTCTTTTCGCCTAATTGTGTTGCAGTTCTTAAAAGATTAATAACCATACCGCCTTCAATGGCGCTAGTACGGCTAAAAGCAACACCAGCATTAACAATTACTAAGATTTTACTTGTAGCAGCCGATGGCGTGATTGCAATACTCAAAGCAGTATCAACATAACTTGTTGATGTGGTTGATTCCTCAGTTGTGCTTACATCTTGCACAACCTGCAAGACTTTGCCACCGCTTGCAGCCGTAGCCCATTTCAAGCCTGTTGCAGCGGTACTATCCGCCACGAGAGTTTGGCCGTTTGTACCCACTGCTAAGCGGTCATTGGTAGTCGAATAAGTAAAAAGATCTCCTTTGGTAGTTAGGGGAGAATCTGCAGCATCGCTAGAGAAGAATATGGCTGCACTTGTTGAGTTAAAATACAAAATGCCTGCATCGTATTGCTTCAGCGTTAAAACCGCGCTTGTGCTAACCGTGGCAGTTCCAGCCGTAATTGTGCAAACACCAGCACCCACATTTTGAATTTGTACGCTATCGCCCGCACTAAATAAAGCCGTGTTCACGGTGATAGTGGTGGCTCCAGCAGCGTTCATTTGCACGACTGTTCCAGCATCGGCAGCAACTAAAACATAGGAGGTGGTTTTTGCGGTAGTTGATCCACCGCCCATGGCCGTTTGCTGAAGGGATGTCATTTGGGCTGCGGTTAACACCTGCCCAGTCGTAAAGGTTTGCTTTGCCATTTTTCCTCCTTAGTAACTCAAAACGCCTAGGTCCAATTGGCCCCATAGTACGCTATCTAAAATGAGCCCATCAATTATGGGTTCAAGTGTCGTCATTTTTACTCGCCAAGAATTTGGAGTGATTTCCATAGACTTGCCAAATACTTGAAGTGTTTTGGTCAGGGTTGTTCCGCCTGGTTGATTAGTTGTAATTGTCACTGGGTCAAAGTAATCAAGGTCAAGGGCAGCAATTATTCCTGCATCATAATTAGCCGTGTATAGATCTAATTGAATCTCATCACATCTCACGCTGGTTTCAGCCCTAGAAGCTACATATGCCCTGGCGTAGTTGAGCGCGGTAGCGGTGTCTTGCATTAAAAGGTTTTGCTGGTTATATGAGTGCAGAAAGTATTTGGCAATGCTGGCGGTATTTGATGCGTTCTGAGTGGCCAAGCCCGTGGCAGTAATATTGGCCTCGTTATAAACCAGCGTATCGTTTGTCACCCATACCGCATTAAAGTAATCAATATCCGTGCCATTGTCATTAAATAAGACTGGAGCGGCCGCCACGCTGGAGGCAGTTAAATTGCGATCCTGAAACACAAAGGATCCACTTGCATCCACATAGAATGCGCCAAATTCGGTTGTCTCGATAGTCTGGCAGGCCTGAAGTGCGGTGCGTGCCGTGCCTGGATCAGCTTGAACTGTGGTCAAACCCGGGTCTATGTCCCTCATTGAAGTTGGCCAGGATATGGCATCAAGCAAGTTATTAATGCGAGCACCAGTCAGTTGGCCCGCGCTAGTTCCTGCCACTGTGGAAATCTGGGCGTTCTGCGCCAATCTAAAGGCATCCACGGCGTTTATGGTCGTGTAAACGACATCACCTATTGCTGACTGTGGAGTTGATGTGGAATATGAGGTAATGAATCCACTAAATACAGGATAAGTCACTGCTCCATAAGTGGCAGTTATCTGCACTTTTCTCATGGGTGTCAAAAGATTGTAATATGGCCCTGCCGCGTTCATCGGATTAAAGTCCCCGTTTTGATCAACAATGCGCAATGACAGTGTGCCTGTTTGGAACTGGTCAGCCTGAGCATTTCTGCCACGCTTGGTGCTGATGGAGTTCACTACATTGGACACATCCACAATGACCGAAGCTGCATCGGCCAAGATATTCGTGCCCAAGATGCCTTGATCAAGAATAAGCGATTGTGCAAAGCTAGGCCCAGTGCTGAAGTTGATGAACGCATTGATTGTTGGCACTGTCATGCTGGCAAGGCTCCAGCATATGTGGTCAAGTAACCACGGCGTGCGATTTCATTCAGAGCATTTTGAACTGCATCCACAATCGTGTTTTCATCGGCCATGGATGGGCCTGTGTTGACAATGACTGTGACCGCAGCCGCAGCCGCAGCATTGGCATCATAATTGCGGTCTTTATTTTGGCCTGGATTGTAATCAATTCCAGGGATAAGTGGAGACACTGGCATGTTGGTATCCGGCGGATTTAACAAATCATAATTTCTATCAGGGTTTTGGCCTGGATTGTAATCAATTCCAGGGATCAAAGCCGGAGGACCACCAACAAATGGTTTTGTTGCTCCGGCGTTGCCAAATCTTTCACGCGCCGCTTCAAGGCTAGAAATCCATTTGATGATACCTGTTGAAGCCAATCCCGCTGAAAGGGCAAGATATTGAAGGGCCGCCGCAGCTTCTAATTCTTGTTTCAATTTGTCGGCTTGAGCCTTAACTAAAGCATCATTCGCGGCTTGGGCCGTTTTTCCAGTCTCATCAAGAATGGCAATTTGAGCGCGAATGCGTGCCTTTGTCTCCTCATCAGTGGCTTGGTTTAAAGCTACATTCAAGCCAATACGCTCCAGGTCAAACTTTGCCTTCAGCGCATCCAGAGCAGCCTGATCTTTTTTCATTTGAGCTTCTTCTTTGGTGGCCTTGTTCTTTGCCATCAGATCCTGATATTCCTGCTTTTTCTGTAACTGTAGCTTCTTATTAAATGCCACGGCCGCAGCGCGTTCGCCTGGACTCTGCTGGCCATAGCCAGTCTTTACTTTAGATTGACCCATTCTCATGATGCTGCCCAGAGGCCCAGCAGAGAAAGAATCACCTAGTGTGCGGAAGATGGCATTGATTAATTTGAAGGCCTTAAGTTTTTCAGCCAAGACAGTGAAGCCTCGGATTGTGTCTGCCGTATTTTGAGCCAGGCGTTCCATAGCATCAGCCGTGGTTGTGACCCCATTTGTGCCACCAAGCATTGAGATTGAATCAAGCAAGCCCTTACCAATGATTTCTTTTGCATTTGCTGAAGCAACGCCAAGTTTGGCCATTTGTCCTGAATATCCACCTATGGCAGTCAGAGCAGATCCCTTATATTTTGCCGTTAGTTCAGCAGTAATCTTGTTCATGTCACCTGTGGCTAGTGTGGCCTTGGAGACTGCACCACCCATCTTGGCTAGCGCAGTTGTGTTCCCTTGGAATCCCTTGGCTAATGCGGTGCTGACCGCGCTTAAATCTTTGCCCGTGTTTGCGCTGATGTCCAGGGCTAGGTTTAAAGCATCTTGTGATTTAGTCACATCGCCTGTGGCAGTCAATAAGATCTGTAAGGCTGGCCTTAAATTATCATCTAGAACGCCAGTGGCGCTCTGTAGCTTGGCAATGTAATCCTCGACATTGGTTGCGGCGTACTGGGCCCCGACATTCTTGAGCGTATTAGATAAGGATCGTGCGGCTTTCTCATCGGCGGCAAATGCCCGCACTGATGCCTTGCCATATGAGAGAACTTTCTGAGCAGCAAAGACACCCGCAAAGGTTTTGCCTAAAGTCTTGACAGTTTTATCAAAGGCACTTATGTGCTTCTTAGCTTGATTTAATCCCTTGGGATCGTAACGCGTGGTTGCGGTAACTAATAAATTTGGCATTATGAGGCCAACTTATAGCCAGATTGAGTTCCGCCGCCGCCTGAGCCATTAAATATGGTGATTGCTTTATCAATCGCCTTGGCCACTGCCAAAGTGGCCTTGCCATGATCCTGCTCCCAAGCTTTGAAGATTAAACGCCCGCGCTCTTTGTCTTTGCCATATAGCGACCCCATGGCCCCAATAAATAATTGGCCAGCCATAGGGTTATTTGAGCGGCCCTGCATACCTGGTTGAACACGGCCAGCAGTCTCATAGATTGCTCCAGCCGGTGAGTTGTTTCGCACATAATACTGTGAGCGATAGCCTTTGCTATTTTGCAAACTTTTGCCTTGGCGATAGACAATGCCGGCTTGTACTTCTGCGGTGTCAAATAATGGAAACTTACGAACGCGCCCTGATGTATTAAACACGGCTGGGCTCTGGACTCTTTTGCCCTTTTCCCACCCGTAAAGATAGCCAGGGAAACCCTCTGGAACATCGGCCCGCGCTTTGTCGCGGATCCCAATCATTGCAACCTTGATTTCAGCGTTCATTTGCTTGGCCACATCTTTGTCAAACTTACGCATAGCCTTCAAAGTGGATTCAACGCCGGTGATGTCTATTGGCACGGGCCCTCTCCTTCGCTCGATCGTTCAACACTTGAAGCACGGCTTTAAACATTCTTTCATCTAGATCTAAAACATCGTTGGGGCTTATTTTGAGTTCCACCGCTAGTGAGGCCACTAGATAGGTGAAACTGGCCCGTTCTATTTTTTTGCTGGCTCGTCATCCATAACTTCAACAGAGATCAAAGTGTTCAAGAATTCTTCGCCAAAGGGTGGAATTACCTCAACACGGGAGAGCGCGTTATGCGCCAACCAATATATGTCACTCTGCTTCTCTTCATCCCGGAACTGCTTATGAATGCCCTTGCCGGTGTATTTTTCAAACGCATATTCAACCACTGGGGTGATCGGAACGACCACATCCCCAGAGGCCCTGGTGATTTTTAAGCGTGCCATTTTTGCTCCTTAGAATGCCACTGATGTTGAGACAGTGACTGTTGTGTTTACGGTAAATGAAATGCTAGATGCAGCTTCATCGCCAACCCCGCCTGTGCCCACTGGGGTCAGGTTGTTGACAAAGATTGAAAACTGATAAGTCGGATTAGTCGCGCTTACGGCGGTTCCCTTTACAGTGATCATTGAAACGGCCAATGTTGTGGCAAAGGCTGACTGAAGCGTTGTCATGACTGCCGATGCCGCCCAGTCATTGAAGAAGTCAATTTGCAAAGTTGCGGATTGCAATCCACCAACAACCTTATGAGCCAAATCGCCCATGGTTGTTACTTCCAATTCATCAACAATCTGAGTCAAAGTGACTGCACTCACATAAGATGAGATGTCAATCGAAGGTACAGTTGGCGCGGCTGCGGTTGCGAGTTTCACGCCAACATTATTATTCAAATATATTGCCATTTATTTATCCTCTGTTTCTGTTGTCGTTGGCTTCGCAGCCTTTGTGTCCTTGATCTGGCCGACTTTGACAAGCCAAGCCAAATTCTCTGCGTTTGTTTCGCTCATTTTATCTCCTATGACCAAGTGGTTAATACTGTGATTGAGAAATCCGATGTGAGCATGGGCCCACTCGGCCCATCCAACATTGAAGGAGCCGATGCGCCAGTGATGTTGAATACTAATGTTGATGAAGCTAGTTTATTGAACACGGCCACAATCGTGCTCTCGATGCCATTCAAATTTCCCTGGTTGTCCAGATACGGCACCACCATGATAATTTTGAAGTTTGCCATGCAGTTGATGCCAGCCTGTGAGTTATTTGATGGCACAAGGTAGGGATCACTTGGAGCAACAATCACTGAATTGGCAAGAATTACTTGGGGCGGGTAACTGAAAGTGCTCCACACACCGGCATTGGCTAGTGCCTGCGCTATCGTAGTTCGTAGAGTTGTAAGTGCTGCTGGCATCGCTCATCCAACCATTGCGCCCGGGCTAAGATACGGGGCAAGAAGCCCGCGAATGCTTGCCATCAAAGTGTTGGACATTCTGAACGGGCTTGGAGCGTATCCATCGATTCCCATACCGCCGTTTTGTGTAGCTTGTCGAGATTGCCAAATGTTAGTCGCCAACATGATTGATGCACTACGAATCGCCGCAGTGTTTGCATAGGATGCAGTTTTATCATCAGGGCCAGCCATTAATCCATAAGGTTGAACCAAATGGATTGGATCATCAGCAGCGACATTGGCAAATTGAATGTATTGGTATCCAAGGGGATAAACCCAGCGGCTTGGCAGATAAGGAGCACTCACTGAAGATGGATAAGGGCTTGTGCTTGTAATAGTTTTAACGCCGTTATAGCCAGAGCCGCAACCCGTAATTGTGATTAATTGACCGACCACAAATTGAGCAGGATTGGCAATAATACAAGTTGCAACATTTGCTGATCTCCCAGTTGCCACCACTGGGGCGGTATTAAACCAAAGAAGTGAGTTGATCAGATCTTGAGCAGTCTGGCAACATTCCTCAACAGTGGCATCAGAATAAAGTGTTCCGATTCCAAGTGAGTCGCGTAGTTCTTGCATTGTTGTGTATGTCGCAGCCATGATCATCCTTTCTTTGATAAGGCTCACAGGGCCAGGGCCTCCTAGCCCTGTGAGCGGCTTAGGGTTTTATCAGGTCAGATTAAAGCGTTGTAAACCACCGGAAACCAGTGTTTTTGTCGCAAAATAACCATAAAGCATTGTGCTGATTTCACCAGTCGCTACAACATTGACTGAGAGTGTGAGCTTTGGTGACTCGTAGATTGCAATGCTCATTGGATTAACAATGAATGCTGAATCATCGATTGTTGTGCTGACCATGTTCTGATCAACCCAGAGATCTAAGCCCATCATGTCGCCGCGCAATCCGCGTGGTGTTGATTGGCCATTAGCGTTCATAGGTGAAGCCGCATTGAAGATGCTTCGTCCTGTTGTATCCAGTGATCCAATCAAAAGTGACCAGACTGAAGTTCCGGCAATGAATGCAGTTGCAGTCTCACCAGAAGCCGCATAAACGGCTGGTGCAGCTTGTGCGACATACGCTTGCAATCCTGCAATCGTTCCTGCCTGTGTTGATGCTTGAGTTCCACCTGAAACAATCTCAGCAATAACTGCTGCATCAGAAGCCTTAGCGTAAGCGCGTAAGCAGTTCTCATACATCGCTGAATAGAAAGATGGGTCAGATCTGTCAAGTAATTCTGTACTGTATATCTGAGTTCCGGCCAGTTTAACCACAGTTGCGTTTACATAACTGGACACAATCTGAGTCGCAGCAGTGGATGCACCTTCTGCAACAGTCGAAATAGTCGCATTGGTTGTAATTTTTGGATGAGAGATTGTCATGCCTGATGGTGCTAGTGCGCGTGCTCCACCAAGTGCATCAATCGTTGGGCGTGACATAACTGATGTATCAATTACGCTTGACACATATTGTGTTGGACTAAAAGCTGGATTCGTAGTAAAAGAATCGTTAGCGGCTTCAATTTTTCTAGCTTGTGCATCCGCTGCGCGGATGTAGTCGCGAGAAGTATCGTCACCCATCTTGGCTTTGATTGCATGCTCAAGATATTGCGCTTGAGTCTTAATTGGTGAGCGTACTTCGCCCACTAAGTAAGATGCTGAAACAACTGGGCGTGAGGCATCCACAACGGGAGCCTCTGCCGCAGTTTCTGGGGCTGTGTTATCTGGGGCTGTCGTCATGACATCCTCACTCTCTGTCTCGGTTTCGATCTCAACGATTGTCGTGTTGATCGTGGTTGTTTTGGTGCTGGTAGAACTTGCCGCTTCGACTGATTCGCCTTCGCTTGCAGCAACACTTGTAACCACGGCATTTTCGAACGCTGGCGATTCAACCAGGCTGACTTCGATGAGCTTTGCGGCGGTTACTAGGAGGTGAGTATCAGTCGGCTGAGATGAAATCACTTCCACCCCAACGGATAAGCCGCTGACTAAATCCTCCGCAGCCAAGGTCAAATAATCTGTGCCTTTGCTGCTACTCGAAACTTTAAAGGATCCGTAAATGAAGTTCCCGTCTTTGCTAAAAGATTGAGCACGGCCAATGGGATCATCGGGCCTATGTTGCGCAAGCAACTTGATTTTGCCTGGAGATGGGATCTGTATTGAACCTTGCTCAAATACAACGGCTCCAACTGATGTGTAGCCAACCGCCCCGTATTCCATGATTTTGCCAGAAATAATCCGGCGTTCGGTATCAGCCGCCTGAATCGGCTGGCTAAAAGTTAGTTTCATGATGCATCTCCGTTCGGTGATAGATCTTCCATCATTTTGGCTTGATCCAAAGTGATTAGTTGTAGTTGAAGCATCTTCTCTATGACTGCCAATCGTGCAGTGGCATCAGCACGCAAGAATGTTTCATCACTTGCAAAGCGAACCACATTGTTTGCATTTGTGATGTCATTCATGCTTAAACGATCCTCAATCGCGCAAACATAAGGAGCCAGTGTGTAAGCGTAAAATTCTTTACGGGCATCCAGCACATTCTGGTATGTCATACTTTTATTGGCATCGGCTGAGGCCATGTACGCCGGAACATTCATAAGACGGCAGATTTCAGTGCTAAAGTCTTGTTTTGCTTCTGAATACATCATGTCTTTAGGTGAAAACGATGTAGTTTGATAATCCAAAGTTGAAGTAAGAAAAGCAGTGCCTCTGCTATTTCTAGCAGCCTTCCAAGATGCAAGAATGCCTTGCACTTGTGCTTCAGGAAGGTCAGCCCCTGAGTTCTTGATGAAACCACTCGGGATCGGAGTTTGAGCAGCAATTGCACTGGCCTTTTCTAGATCTAAAGCTGCTCGGATAGTGCGACCCCCGGTTGCGAGAATGCCAGGTTGCAATGATTGAAATGTAATCAAAGATCCAATGCCATTTTGTGGCCTGACTTCGTTGTCAACTGTGTAATACTCAACCTCAGTATTTCTTGCGTTGAGTTTTGGCGTTACTCGCTCATTTGCAACCCAAGCAAAGCGTGCTGGTCTTCCATCGTCAGAATAAGTTGCGGTGACTTCCCAATATGCAATTTGATAAAAGAGAAGCGATTGCACTGTATAACTAATCGTTACAGATCGCGGTTGTCTGATGTCTGGCTGCTCTAACCAGATTGGAGAACCTAATTCTTCGCCAGTTGTCTTGTTGTATAACTCAAGCGGAATGCCAGCGATAGTTCCGCAAATTAATTGCCGGCACTTGCTGACTGTCGGAACCTGCATGGCAGAGTTCAGATCAATGCCAGCATAATCAAAACCCATTCCATAATCGCTCCAGGCCCCTACCCCGTAGCCAGAGTTCATTACGGCCGGGTTGTATTGACTTTTTAGCGTGTCGGAATCGTCTTTGACCAGTCGCAATGCAGACAGAATACCCATGGCGGGATAATAGCCTTATATCACTGAAAACCGACATTTATCTGATAATGAGATTCGGCGTGTCTAGCCTGCAACAATCATTGGGGTTGAAACGGGTTCCTGCATCTTGTGCACAATCATGGCCAGAGAAATCGGTGCGGACACATCACCGGCACTGGCTCTTCTGACGATTCTCCACGAACTGTCGTTGGTCTTTGCTGCACATGCGTTCATTTGTGTATCGAATGATTCCTGACCCATATGAACAATGCGATTATTAACTATCGCATCAAGGAGATCTCCCGAAGCTTGATAGAAGGCCGTTCCTGAGATGTCCACCATACGGCAGCCACTTGCGGCTAATCTGGCAGCGATACTGGCAGTGGAATAGTGATCAAACATGATCATGCGCGGGAAATACTTATCAACCCACTTGGTTTTAATTTCTGCTGCAATCTGAAGCTCGTCAACGGCCGTATCGGATCTCCACTGATCCATGATGCCTACCCCTATCTTGCCATTGGGCAGAAATTGCCCGGCTACCAAAGATGCGGTGCGCTTGGATATAGCCACATCAAATGCAAAGAATGTGTCGGGGCCGATTGGCAGCGAGAGGTTGCGATCTGCCAAAGCCTCCCAGTATCCCACGGGCCAGGGGCTAGAAAGCGATGAAACCCACATGCACATGTGCTCAGGCAAGAACTTCTCCATAGGCATGACA